TTAGTCTTTGCTGTAGGCAATTTTGAGCAGCTTTTCCTTCAGTGCCTTGACGCCCTTTTCGGAATTATTTTTTAACGTCACTTGTCGTAGCCCAGCTTGCTCAGTCCATTGAATCTGTCCGTTCGTGATTTGTTCCAACGAAATTAGCCGCTCAGCAATACCGTTCTCATCAATCTTGAATACGCGCCCAGGAGACCCATAGTCATGCGCCACACGATCAAACGCCATGACAGACCCAGAAGCCTCTAGACGCTCCCAATAGTCGAGCAACGCATACCCGAAAATTCCATCATGCAGCGAGCGCTTAGCCCCTCTGCGGAACTCAAACGAATCTTTTGAGTTGTGAACAATCAGTCCCAACTCACCCAGCAAAGGCTCACTCAAATCTTCAGGGGAATCGCTGTTAGCTCGCGGAACATAACTTCGAATGCAGCACTCCACATCTCGCTTCAATGTTGCCTGCGAAATTTTTGCCTTAATGCTCTCCAGTTCGCCTGCAAGTGCCTTGCCGATGAAGTCTCTGTCGAAAACCTGTTGCACCACGTGATTGAACAGGTAGTACCAAGTAGTCGTCCGATCAGGAGTGCTTGCGAGAAACCAATGCATCAACCAAACAGTTGAGATGTTTTCGCAGTAGGGGTCGAGGCCTTGAAATTCGTTGAACAGCGCATCCGCTACAGATGTCACCTTGTATGAGTCACTGCTCTCTTCGAGAACGTTGCAGGCAACGGCCCAAAAACGAATAGAGCTGACCATGTTTTTTCCGACGCCGAAGTCAACAATCGCTTCCTCATCAGCAAATATGTGCTTAGGTGCCTCGCCGAAATAAGGGCGGTTTTGTACAGAATCAAAGGCCTTCTTTAGCCACAACTGCCGCAGCGGAAAGGTCTCATGACCCGAGAACTGAGGCTTTTTTCCAAGGATCGAATCAATCATTTGTTCATGATACCTCTGAAACTGGAGAGGTTCACCAGTTCACCTAATTTTCCAAAAAAACTGTTGTTTTATACAGCACAAAACATCAGAATCACCCAAAAAAGAAATTAATTTTATATAGAAATAATTTTATATATCTTTTTATTATTTAGGTGGCACATGCATCCTAATTTGCTGCGATAGCAAACACTCAGTAAACCCCCAAAGAGGCCATACATGTGTCAACGCTCTGGTGGGCACACAAGTCAAGCGAATGGGAGCACTGTGTTGAGGGGGGTGGCTGTTGCCCCCGTTCTATGGCTTATCTTTGGCTTTGGCCTGCTCGGCGTACCAGCGCTGAAATGACAAGACCATGAGCGTGGCCTCGGCCGCATCACTGGCCAATTGTTCGCAGCTCACGGGGATCTGAGCGATGGCGGGATCAGGTACAGCGTAGGTGGCGGCTGCATCAAGATGTGTGGCAGGTTGGGCATGGGTGGGCACGGGGCCGGGACTGCTGGGGTTGATTGAGTCGCGCAGGCGGTTAGCGTCAGTGCGCAGGCCAGCAGGCACAGGCTGCGAATCAGGCGAAACAGCCACTGGAACGGCAGAAGCCTTTGGGGGTTGCCACAGGTGCTGAAGTTGGGTTTTGCGGGTGTCATGGTCGGTGGTAATGCTCTGGTTGATCTGTTCTTGCCGGGTTTGAACCTGGGCTACCTGCAGGGATTGCTGCAAGGCGGCGGTTTGTTGGTGCAATCTCTCTGCGTCCCAGGCCTGCTGAACACCCTGCTGCCCCAGTCGGTGACCCGCCCAAAACAGGCCCGCAGCCAGCAGGCTTGAGACGATCCATCGCAGGGGCAAGGCGCCAAGCCATGGTAATAGCCACGCACTCATGTGGCCTCCGGTGATAGGTTCAGCGGTGTGTCCAGCACTTCGAGCTGGTATTTGTCGATCATGGCGATCAATTTGTCGGCATAACGCGGGTCGGTGGCATAGCCCGCCTTGGCCACCGCTTGTGCAAATGCTTTGCCTGTGGTGCAGGCAAAGCAGGCGGCGTAGCGCTTGTTACGGCGCAAGAACTGACCATGGTCCACCAGGCATGTCTGCCAGTCGGGGTATGCACGCCAGTCGGCCGGGATCACCACCCACTGCTTGTTCAGAAACTCTCGGGTATTGAGGGTGATGCGCTGGCCCGTCCAGCTGCGGTCAGCCTTGATGCCAAAAAGGCTCTTGGCCCGTTTGGCCAGGCCCGACTCGCCCCAGCCGGACTCCAGAGCGGCCTGAGCCACCACGAAGCTGGCGGGGATGCCTGTCTGCAAGCGGCTGGCTTGGGCCGCTGGGCCAATGAGTGCGATGAAGTCTTGCGGTTTCACAGCATCTCCTTCACGTCCTTGGCCACCTGGTCGATGGAGGCATCGCGGCGCTGTCCGATGAAATTGAACACCCAGCGCACCATGGCCCAGCCTGGCAGCCCACAGGCGAATATGAGCCCACCCAGGGCGCACAGACCCACGGTTGAAAAGGCCCAATGGTGCAAATGGAAATGCTCCACAGTGATGGCACCGCCCCCAATGCTGGAGACCACAGTGCTGATGAGCCCCACGGCCCACTCGCGTTTGTCGCGCGGCGGCGTCATGAGCATGACGACCACGGCGGCCAGCGTGGCGCCACTGGCCACCGCCGCAGCGGTCCCGCCAAAGGCCTTGTAGGCGACGGCCGCCCCTGCTACGCCAGAGCTTGTCGGTTCAGGCATACGTTTCTCCAAAGTAAAAAACCCGCGCTGACCGAAGCCAGGCGGGTGTGTGTTGGGTTGAATGTTGAATGGACTGTTGAATTGACTGTCGAACTAATTGTTTTTGGACTCAGGCTGCGACAGTTCGGTCGTAGGCCAGGATTGGAATCACGCGCTTGGTGCTTTGTTCGGGGACTCCGTGGACCTGCCCAAAGATGTCTTTGCGGTCTTCACGAAAGTCGCCGTCGATGTAGTACGGAATGCAACCCGTGAGGTACTCGATGGCCGCAGCCAGAAACGGCAGGTTATCCGAATAGGCTGCATCGCAACCCGCATCCCAGAGCCGTCCTTGCAAAAACATGCATGAGCCTTTGCACAATTGCAGAACCGGGCAGCTGGGGCAGTCTGATCGGTGGCTCCAGTGCGTGGCGCTGCGCATCTTGACTGCCTGCAAATTAGACAAATGGCCAATCTGGTGGGGCTGCCCATTGGGCGCAGTGGCAACTGCGCTCACGTTCTGGCAGGTGAGCACCTTGCCGTGCAGGTCCACCGCCAGGTTGTCCGGTTTGTCCATGCCGCACTTTTGGCCCAGCGAGGATGCAGGGCGTGCGGTACGGATGGACTGCACAAAGTCCATGATGCGCTGCTGCGCCACCGACATGCGCGAAGCCAGGCCCTGGCGCATTTCTTTGTAGGCCAAGGCCCTGAAACGCACATGGTCCTGCTGGGTTTGCAGGGTTGCTGCCAAGCCGCCTTCATCGTAGGGATCAATGAAAGCGCCCTCCCCGATGTTCACATCCTGGCCAAAGCGCTGCTGCAGCCAAGCCTGAATCTGCGCCCGACTTTGGTTGCCAGCATGAACCATGGCGTTGATGCTGATACGGCCCTGAGGATGCAAGCGGGCATAAAGGTCCATGATGGCGGCGTGTTTTTCGGGGTCACTCAGCGGATCGGGGCCGCGGGTGGACTGGCCTGGACCGTCATGCGACAAGCCCACAGAAAACCCCATGCGGTCGAACCACTCGTTCTTATCCGCGTCGAGCAAGCTGCCATTGGTGATGACACTGAACTGAGCTTCCGGATACAAGCCACGCAAACGTTCGGCCAACGGTTTGAGCGTCTTCCAGTACACCAGGGGCTCTCCACCCCAGAACTCGATGCGCTCGGGTGGTTCAAGTAGCGCATCGGTCAATTGACTGATGAACGGCTCGATGTCATCCGGATTGCTCGCGACCGCATGCGACACAAAGCGCTGGTTGCAGTAGCTGCATTCGTAGTTGCAAGACAGCCCCAGACTGATCTTGAGGATGCGCACCTGACCCTTGCGGCCGGGTTGGCTGAACGACACCGCCGTGGCATCCCGGAAACTGCCAGGCTGAACCAGCACCACGGGTGTGCCGTCCTGCCAGGTCAGCGTGGACAGCTGGTTGTCGTAGTGCAGCAAGACTTTCTGGCCGTCTTGGCGCAAGGCGTGAATTTGAAACTTCATGAGAGGGCCTTTTGCGGCTCCTGCAGCCGCGTTTTAAACACCAAGACAGGACGCAGATCACGGCAGGCACGGGAGATGGGGTTGACGCCATGGCGGATGTGCCCAGCAAAGAACACCACCCGAGCGGGCGCGGGCATGACCGATCCCAGCAGGCGACCCTCCTGGTCGTAGAACACTGTTTCTCCGCCCCACCCTGCTTGCCACTGCCGCACGCCATAAATCAACAGGGTTCTGTCCAGCGGGTGCTGGCTGTCGATGTGGACATTGCCTTCGTTACCATGGGTGTTGGCATTGGCGTAGACGCCATGGCACTGGGTCATGTCAGGCAGTTGCAGCGCCCGCATGCATGACCGCCAAACATCAGAGAGCACGCTGGTTTGATCCTGCAGGAATTGCGGCGTGCAGCTGTAGTCCGAAGCTTGGTTGATGGGCCAGTCCCGACCCAACAATTCGCGGTGCCAGATCGGAAACGGCTCCGGCTCGTTTTTGTTGGTGATGCGGTAATAGCGGTATTGCAGGTGCTGTAGCCAATCGACGAGCTCCTGCGTTACGCCCGGATCCAGAACGCCATCGAAAAATGAAACGGGACTTCGTACATCAAGCATGTTCTGCCTCCGGTTCTGCCACCGAGTGAAACTCGATGGCCAGGGTGTCGCGTGTCTGGGTGCGCAGAGGAAAGTAGCCATGTGGCGTGCACAGGGGCATGGTTACAAGCAGGCCCGGCTGGGGCGTAATCGGAAAATGCACCGGCGTTTCCCAAGGCAGCACGGTTTCATTGACGCGTTTGGCCGGATTGCCAATGACCATACAACCCGGCGTTCGCACATTGGGACTGTCAGTCGTTGGGTAGTCGGCTTGCAAAAACAGCACCGTATTTAGCCCAGCACGCGAACTGGCGATGTGCTCAGCCACATGAAATCCCGGCTGGCAGCGCATGATGTGGGCGCTGAGGCGGTATCGGTATGTGCCCCAGATGGATTGCAGGTGCTCACGGACCACCGACAACATGTCATGCAGACCATCCGCCGGGGATACGCCCCCCTGCAGCAAGTCGTGGCTGCGGCACTGCCAGGCTTCGGGCCCCCAGCGGTGCTCGGCGTCTTCCCGCAGGACGGCCGTCGCCAGTCGTTCAAGCAGTTCGAGCTGTATGCCTGATGGATGGACATGCACAATGCTGGGCCACAAAGAAAAAACCCAACTCTGGGATGACGTTGGGTGGTTCTCTGAAGCATCGGTTGATGCGAACGGATGCGGACTGGCTTGTGTGGCCACCGCCATGATGGGTGGCGGGGCGTGCGCTGATGCGTCAAATGACATGAATTACTCCTTGGGCCAGTGCGGTGACGGCCCCTAATCCAAATTGAAGATGCAGGTTTTCTCCGGCACGCAGCCCCAAGGCCAGGGCCCGAATTTGGGCCCTTCCTGCAACCATGCGGACGCGTTGGTGTGGGACATAGCCCGAGACGGCGTGCACATGCAGACAGGCATCGGCGGGCTCTGAGGACCGTATTTCCAGCTCCACCCACTGATCTGCTGTCACCACTGGTGGGGCTTGCACAGTGAGCTTGGGCATGTGTTCGTGCAGCCGGGTAATGGTGTGGGCATGCCCGGCCAGAGCCTCACTTGGCTTGGCATAAGTCACGTGCTCATCCACTTGAAGGTTGGTCCAAAGTTGTCCGCCTGGGTGGGCGTTGATGCGCAGCACCATCTGAGCGCTGAGCGGCGATTCATGCCATGGCACCAGGCATGACCCGGCAACCAAATGCGTCTGGCGCGCCTTGGTGAGCGGTAAAGACAAGGCGGTAAAGCCTTCGCTGTCTACCCGGCTGCTGTGGGTGAGCACATGGCGGTTGAAGGGTGTCATGAAACGCCAGGTATCTGTGCACAGCACAAACATCCAGGCAGCCCAATCACTCAGGTGCTCGCCATACATGTGGGGCTTGGCGTGCATGGCTTGTGGATCCAGGGCGATTTCATCAACCAGGCCCCACGGCACGCCATCAATGGTCTCGGTGTGGCCAGATGGCATGTCCACTCTGACTGGCAAGATGTAGGGACTGGGCTGGCCGCGTCTGGGCAATGAATGCGATTTTGAGACCGAAGCGCCCAAAGGATGGACCCGATACTGCTTTTGGGTCACCTTACCGACAGGGTAATCTTGCCTAAGCATCTCCAATGGCTCCAACAGCCGCCAGGTCAAGCGATCCGCCTCAGCCAGAACCTCCACGGCCAGCGGTTGTGTGAACTCATCGACCCGCTGCACGAAGCGCGCACGGACTTTTTCAGCACCGCTCACACCCGCACCTCCAGCTCTTCGACACCGCTGAACCACTTGAATCCCAGCTTGATCTTGGCCAGGGCCCCGGGGTCTGCGCCAAAGAGCGTGACAAGGGCTTGCCCTTGATCCAGGTTTGGGCGGCTGTTGCTCAAAGCACCGGCCGTGGTGCTCAGTAGCACCTGCCCAGACGCCGGGAGCACCATCCCCTGGTCATTGACCGCCGAGATACGGATGCGCCGGGGATCACCCCCCTCATCGACCAAGCGAAACGAGGGAAACGCCAGAGCCATGGCAACCGAATTGCTTTCCCACTCGTGATCAAACTCAAAACCGGTCACCTCGGTCTGACCCGCTTGTGGCGAGCACATGAGCACCAGTGAGGGCTCAAGACCTAGCGGTGGGATCCAAAGCTGGGCCAAGACCAGCATGGGCTGCTGGTTCCAGTACTGCCGAAACCCTTCTTTAGACAAGGCAGTCTGCGCGAACTTGTTGATCCACACCGGCTCATTCTCCCCTTGACGCAGTGCAAAGAGCCAGACGGTGTAGGCATTGCCGGGATCTTGCGCGAGGTTTTGCAGGTCACTTACTGTGACAGCGTGGACAAATGCGCTTTGATGGCCGACCAACATGGGCGCAGACGATTCATCAATGACCCGGCCACTTTCATCCAAGGCTTGCTCAAATGCAGGCGTAAGGTGTTCGATCAAGAAATCGCCCTCCACCCTCTGAATGCGAATGAGGTTGTTTCGGTGCGCGTTTGTTGTGCTCGCAGGGCTTTGCAGCGGATAAGACATGCGGATGGTTTTCATGAGCAGATCCCCTTTCAGCAGCCACAGCAGTTGCAATTGCAGTTGCAATTGGTCAGCACGTTCACCGTGCGCAACCTCACCTGTCCACCTTCATCAATCAACTCGTAGTCATGCCGACTGGTGATGTTGCCGCTGCCATAGCAATTGATGGCGTAACCAGTACCACCGCAATTGGCCACTTGCTTGAAAAAGTAGTCGTGCAGCCAGCCATAGTTGGCGGTCCACATGGAGCCGCCGTTGTTCATGTACATGTCCCAGTTACCGTCGGTCTTCAAAAACCCCATCAGGTTGCTGTTGACATGCAGATAACGGGTGCTGCCCTGGTCTGTGTCGTAAAAGTCGATCGTGGGCGAGGTGCTCTGTACGGTCTGGCTGGGCAGCGTGAGGCGCCCACTCATGCTGTCGCCGCTGCGCGCTACCCGCCCCGACAAATCGATGTTGACTGTGGCGTTGCCGTTCGCGTCAGGACCACTACCGTTGACCGAGCGGACAAAGGCCGAGGCGTCGTAGCCGTCCAGGCGGTCTGCGTCCGTCGCCTTGGCGCTGATGCCCAGATAGGCCGAGTTGTGATTGTGCGAAGCTGGTGCAAAAGCGCTGGCGTGCTGGCCGTCCAGCAAGTCGGCATCCAGCCCGGAGCTCGGGCCATCCACCGTGAGCAGCTTGGCCAGCACGTCCGCTGCTGTGTAGGCGGCGGCATTGAGTTTGGCCGCGAACTGGGCGTCGATGCCACTGGCCAGGTCCATGATGAAGCGCCAGTTGTCCGGGTTGGTGCCGATCAGCTGATAGAGCTTGAGCTGGTCCGTGCGGTAGCACAGCATGCCCACTTGCTGGTTGGTCGTCGGAAATGTGGTGCCGCTGTTGCAGGAGATCGCCGTCTTGTCGTTGTTCAGGATCTCGATGAGTGAGTCAGACAGCGTGCGCGAGGACGGGATGTCGGTGAAGTTTTGCATGGTGAATGGGTGGGCAAATGACTGAGGTACATTGGAGCTGTCAGTACCCCTGAGCGATCCAGGTGAAGGTGCCGGTCACGCGGGTGCCAGCGGTGTTTTCTAAGATGGCAGTGAACCCTGTTCGGGTGACCGCACTGGACAGGCGCGGGATGGCGACCACCGTGCCGCCCTTGTGGGTCATGGTCACCTCGGGCGGCACCCTAAAAATTCGGGCAAAGCCAATCACGGCACCTGCCTGCGCATCGGTGATCTGCACAGTGCCCCGGTCAAAGACATCGGGCACGTCTACCGTCACGCGTAGCGCGTCAATAAAACCCCGGTCGGAGTTTCTGGACTTCAGGATGGCACGGAACAAGGCGCGCTGGTAGGTGTAGTCGCCCTGAATGAAGTCCCGGAAATCCGTGTAGCCCGGGGGATGACCCGCTTCGACGATGCTTGCAAAATCGGCTTCGGTGATCTCGGTGCTGGCCACGATCATGTCGCTGATCACGCCGTTGGCGTGGCGGCGATACTGCTCAGCGAGCGCCAAGGCTTCATGGGCCCTGAGGCGCATCGCCCGGCGCAAGGCTTCCGAGACACCCAGACCTTCTTGCAAGAACCGCCTGTAGGCCACTGTGCGGCCCAAAGTTTCGGCAAACGCCAGTGCCTCGGCCACCTGTTTGACGGATCTGCGGGTAAGCTGATCCTTTGTGCTGAGAGCCTCAGCGACTGGCTTTTGAAGCCGCCTGGAGGCCTGATCGCTTACAGCCAAACCTTCGCCAATGCGCAGGATGAAGGCGATCAGGTCGTAATAAGTTTCGGCAAAGTTCAGCCCTTCGCTGACCCGTTTGCTGAAGCGTTGATCCAGGTCATCGGTCAAAGCCACTCTTTCAGCGACTGTTTTGGTGGCGACCCGCGCGGATACCGATGCCACTGGCAGGCTCTCAGCATGCTTTTGGCGCATCTGCCGAGACAAGACCTCGGTTACAGGCAAGCCTTCTTGCAAGGCTTTGGCTATGGAGCGGGCCAAGCCGTCCAGACTTTGAAGGTTTTCTTGAACGGACTTGCGGCTCGATTTGGCAACGCCCTCAGTCACCCCCAGCGACTCAACCCAGCGCAGGACATAGGCGATCAAGTCGTAGTAGGTGTCGGCAAACCCGATTGACTCTGTCCTTTGCAGCGCGGCCTGATGACGCCGGGTTTCTGCAAGGGACAGATTTTCGCCAAGACGCTTGCCATGCTGACGACCTGACGCCTGCGTCCAAGCCAGCGTGGCAGCCACTGCGACCACATATACAGCGGGGTAAGCCGTGAGCCAGGATTTGCCCGCACTGGCGCTCTGCCAAGTGAAACTGGCATTGGCCCAGGTGTAGCGCGGGCCTTGGGACTCGCCTACAGTGACCGTCTCGGCCATGGTTATCAGCTCATGGTGAAGGTGAACACTGCCGTCAGGCTGTCGTCCGCCCCCTTGTTCACCACCGGGAACACCACCCTGTCGAGCATGATGCCGCCCGATGCGGCATTGAACACCCCAGCTTCCGTGATTGCCCCCGTGCCGTCACCTGCGGGGAAGTCGGCAGTGAAGCTGAAGGCTTTGGTGCCAACGGTGTGGGTATAGGTGGCGGCGTTTCGGTCGAGCTCGGAGACCAGGGCCGACTGGCTGGCCGCAGCCGCCGTGGTTCCTGTGCCCAGAGCGATGAAACCCATGACCGAGGGACGACTGGTGGATTTGCCGATGGCGTCGGCGATGAAATCAAAGCCAACGTTGACGATGATGTTGTCTTTGTGAACGGTTTCGATGTCGCCACTGGCGCGGCGAACAATGAGGGTCATCGCCCCCTGCAGTTGCATGTTTTCGTCAATCATGTGATGCCTTAAAACTGAATTGCTAAAAAAATCAGCGCCTGCTCAATACAGCCGCAAACTGCTGAACGCACCCACGGGCTCAAGCCGTGCGCGGGCCGACTGGACACCGCCGCCCATCCTGGCGGCAAAGAGGCGGCGTTCTGTGCTGGTCTGGCATAACCCCAGACAGACCCGATCGGATGATTCCAGCCCAAATGCGAGCGTGACGCGCCTGGACAAATGGTCTTCCAAGAAGAAGTCTTGCGTTTGGGCGTCATAGCCCAGCAGCAAAGCGCCGACTGGCCCTGTTGCTTTCCAGATCACGCAGGTCGTGACCTCTTGGGGGATGAACCAGAACGAGGTGTGAAACACCTGCGGCATGTTCACAGTCCAGGCCACCTGAGTGGTGTCTTTGACCATGAGCCCCATGCCGTAGCGGCCATCGCCGTAACTCACGCCCGCCGACTGGCTCGTTACTGCATTGCCAATGCCCATCACAGATCCGCTGAGCCGCCAGCCGCAGAGCTCGCCCGGGTGCAGCACATCCTCTCGCGCCATCTGAAACCGCGCGTCCACGTTGGCGATGGCGCCGTCGTAGGTCCACTGCCTTCGAGCGGCATCACCGCTCCAGACAAAGTTGGCTTCCTGCCAGGTGGTGCGGTCATCGACCGAAGCGCCCAGGCTGCTGAGCAAGGTGTTCTGTGCCCGGATGGGCGAGACCAGATCCAGCTCGAAAAGGTATTCGGCCACTTGCGCGCCGGTGTTCATGCGCAGCACGTTTTTGCCATTGACCGTGACCACCGAGGCGAAATGCATGGTGCCAGCAAAGCCCCCTGCTTGCTCGTCACGCTCGAGGATCAGATTGGCGTTTTGCGGCTGGGCCACCACAGTCGAGACGAAAGTGGGCGTGTCGCTGTAGATGCCGGGCGAGGCGATCGCCTTGATCCAGAATTTGCGCTCGCCATCAAAGCCTGAGGGCAGCGTGTAGCTGGTGGACTTGACCTCGGCCACAAAGAGCGAGGCGTCCCATGCCGCACCTTCTCGCAGCTCGTAGCCCACCACCTCGGGCTCAGGGTTGGGTTGCCAGCGAAACTCCAGCCGGTTGGCCGACTGCACCACATCGAACTGGCGCACCGTGGCCGGGGCCGGCAAGGTCAACACAAAGGTGGTGACATGCGCGCTGTATTGGCCCGAAGTGTCGTAAGCGCGGATGTGGTACGGGTACTGCCCTGCTGCGTCCTGGTCGTGAACCATCTGGGTGCCTAAGGTCTTGGCAACCAGTTGGGCGTCGTCCCAGCCAGGCCCAACCCGCACCTCGTAGCCCGCCAGATCAGCATCGGGCAGTTCGTCCCAGCTCAGCAGCAGATCGGACATGCGCCGCTGCACGGTAAAGCCGGTCACATCCGATGGGGGCAGTGTCTTGCCCAGCACCGTGGCGCTGAGTGTGGCGGGCGCGCTCTCCTTGCGGGTGATGCCAATGGCCCTTAAGCTGAACTCGTACTCACCCTCCTGGGCATCGCGGATTTCTGCGTAATTGGCGCTCACCAGCGGCAAGCTCACGAAGTTGCCTCCGCCCACCCGGTAGGAAAGCCGGTAAGCAATGGCCGCGGGCACTTCAGCCCAGGACAGTTGGACAAGCACCTGCGCCCGGTCTTTGACCCGGTACAGGCTCTCTTGCATGCTGAGGGCTGTGGGGGCGGCAGGCATGTCCGACAGCACCGTGATGGCGCGCGGCTGCAGCGCCAGGCCCTCTTCAATGGCCGCGTACTTGCCCGGGTTGTGGGCCAGAGCCGTGACTTCATGCACACCGGGCTCGCGCTCGGCCACTGACACCACCCGAAACAGTTGCGGCTCGATGATGGAAGAAGCCAGTACCCAGATGGCATCGGTTTGCGGTGCCATGCTGAAGGGGATGGTGACCGTGAGGGTTCGCCGAGCGTGTGCATCACCGCTGGCCGATGCGAAAGTGGCCCCCACCAAGCGCTCTTCCACGGCTCCGCTCGGCAAGATCACCGAAAGCCGCCAGGGTAAATCGGCTGGCAAATCCTGGTCCAGGGTAACGCTGGTGGTGGTAGCTGCTGCGACGCGCCCCCCAAGGCGCATGCCGCCCCGACTCGGATCGGCCATCTGGATGACATCGCCCGGGCGCACCACCGCACCCTCCAAGCCTGTGCGGAAAGTGATGATTTCTGATTCGGACTGCTCTGAATACAGCAGCCACTTGCCCACCCGGTTGGCCTGCCCGCGCGAGGTGCAGCCCATGGCCACCACATCGGCTTGCACCACGCCGTAGCGCGCGATGCCCGCGACGTCCTCAACGTATTCCACCTTCTGTCTGTAAAAATCCTCCGGATCGACCCAGCTGACCAGGGCCACGGTGTGCCGAGCCTTGGCGGACGAGCCCTGTAAGGCGAACTCGCCATCGATGACGTTGGCAGCAGTGAACTGATAGACCGGGTCTTGGGGCGCATCTTGCGTGACGGTGATGGCACCACCCGACCAATAGGCCATGCCCCGAAAGACCGAAGCCATGTCCTGCACCACTTTGTAGGCCTGCTCGCGGGTTTGCAGGTAGAGGTTGCAGGTGAAGCGGGGCTCGTGCCCACCCAGGCCATCGGGCACCAGTTCATCACAGTAACGGGCCACCCGGTACAGCGCCCACTTGTCAACCTGAGACTCTGGGATGAAATGCCCCAAGCCATAACGGGTGTTGGTGACCAGATCGTAAAAACACCAAGCCGGGTTGTCCGTCCAGGCCACCTTGAAGGTGCCGTCCCAGACACCCGCGTATGCGCGAGACTCCGGGTCGTAGTTGGACGGCACCCGCACACGCAGGAGTTTGAGCTCATAGCTGCGCCGGGGGATGGCGTTGAACTGCGAGGCGTCCACCCGCAGGGCCATCAAGGCGCTGTTGGGGTAGCGCAGCTTGCTCTCGATGACCTCGGTGTACGAGTCTAGGAAGGTCTTGTTTTGCAGGCTGCTTTGGGTCGCGTCTTCGGTCAGCCTGCGAAGGCGGACATCCCAAGGACCTGTGCCGGACAGCGGCACGTAGTAACTGCGTTGGTAGCGCGAGGTGGTCTTGCCAGAAACCGTGTCGGTGAGCGCCTGAACAAAACCAGCGCCTGCTGACTGCAAGTCGATCGCATAGCTGACCGATGTGCCGTTCAAGTCGCCGTTGGTCGTGTCCTGCAAGGTGAGCGCGGGCATGCTCACTTTGAGGCGCACAGCGTCCACGTCGGGGTCGGTGATGGCGCGCACGACCGGCTTGGCAAACTTGCATTCCACGCCGACCGAGACCTCGTTTTCTACCGAGGCAAAGCCCGGGATGTAGCCCTGCTGCTGGGTGCCGGGGCGGCTTTCAAGCGTCACCCCAGAAAAGTTGTAGCTGCCATCGGCATTCTGAATCGGCGTGTCGTCCAGAAAGACCGACTGCAGGCCCTGCACCAGGCCTTCGATTTCTCCTTCGCACACCAAATCGACCACACGGGCGTAGGCTTTGGAGCGCAAGCTGTCGGCAGCTTCTTGGGCCACACGGGCGCTACCGCCACCGGACTTGCCGCCACCGCCTGCGCCGATGATCAAAGGTTTTGAAGCCGGCATCAGATTCATGCAGTGATCTCATCAACAGGGATTTAAAGGACAGGTATTTCATCGACATCGATGCCCGCACTGATCACAGCCGAACCCACGATCATGCGGCCGTAGCCCACTGGCACGGGATGGCCTTGGGCGGTGGTATTCACGGCCCCGTTGAACACATAACTGGGGCGGTTTTCTGGGCGCTCGGACGGATCTGAAGCTTTGGCGGTGGGCGCAATCATCTGGGCCACACCGCCCAGGATCATGGATGTGCCTACCGAATACAGGGTCGCTTGCGACAAGAATGAGCCAGCGGCTGCCCAGCCCATCGGGTTCCACCAGGACACAGCGATCAAAGCTGCCCCCAGCAGGATCTGACCTAGACCGTTGCCGCCCGCTCCCGAGACCACAGGCGCGATGGTGATGCGCTGCTGGCCGGTGGGTTCATGCAATCGGTCGAGCGCGAGTTGGTCCCGCCCGGCCAGCACCCTGTAGCCCACACCCCGCTCGCCAGAGGAGACCAACTCGCGCTCAAACTGCGGAAAATTCGCACAAAGGGCCCGCACCGCCTCGGCGGCCGAAGCCACCGCCATCTGATGGCGACGCCCAAAGCGCCTGCCCAGTTCACCGAGAAGAAGGATCGTGGCCATGGCAAGACTCGTGCTGCAAGTTTTAAGAGCGGTAAAAGAAATGGTTAAAGATGCGGGTGCAGGTCTGGATGCCGCAGCGCGTGGGTGGTGACCTTTTGCCAGTAGCCGCCGTACACGTCGCGACTCGAGAGCCTGCCTTGCAAGTGGTGCAGGATCAAACCGTCACCCAGATACACCGCCGCATGGTTGGGCACAGGGGAGGCGACCTGCATCAAGAACACATCCCCCACCTTCAGATCTGTCCGATCCGTCAGATCCGTATCCTCAAACCCGGCGGATCCAAAGTTTTCCAGGTACAGGTTCATGCCGCGCTTCCACCACTCATCAAAGCGCTCAAAATTGGGCAGTTCGATGCCACGCTCTTGCACGTACCAGTCGCGCACCAGGGCGTAGCAGTCAAGTACCCCATGTGCCCATTGACGGCCCACCAGGGGCGCGACATAGCCCTCAGGCTTGATCTGCACCCATTGACCAGCGGGAAACGACACGATGAACCAGGGCAGCCCTGTGGCCTCGCAGGCCACACGGTCGGCCTGACTGGGCTCAGGGGGCAAGTTCGGGTGCGAATGGAACACCCCAACGATTTCGCCCTGTCGGTCGGCTGCCACATAGTCTTCGGGGTGGATCACGAACTGGTCGGTACCTACCCCGATGTTGCGGCAAGGGCAATAGACTTCGCGGCCCTTTTGAATGACCAGCAGCCCACAGGCTTCACGGGGAAACTCTTTGGCGGCGTGGGCCAAGGCCAGAGATTGATTGATTTCATTCATTCAGTGATTTCATTCATGGATGGACCGCATTCATCAACGGAACAAGCCAGCCGCCGGAAAGCCCCCGAATGGCAATTCGGCATGGTCACCAAAGCGCCGCTGGCAAGAGGCCAGGCGTTTGCCACAGGCGTCTTGCGCCTTGCTGCTCACCACCTCGTCATTCGCGTTGAAATACGCACTGCCCGTGTAGCCGCACTCGGCACCCCGGTAGGACCAGGGGCAGACGTTTTGCACAATCTGACGACGCGGCAAGCTGACGCCTTCGAGATCAAAGGACGCAGCCAACTCGAACTCGACCACCTCGCGCGTTTCACGCGACTTGCGGTCAACGCAGTAAACGTCGTCGGCGAACTCAGCCAAAGGATCTGCCGTAGGGTTCACGCCGTCCGCAAAATTGACCGCATCGAGGTACTTGGCCAGGGTCCGTTTGCGGGTGATCCTGGCTCCCACCAGGTCCTGGTAGCTCAGCACGAGCGCGGTGATCGAGCCCGTGACATTGGCCACCCGCAGCCGGGGACGTGGCACCTGACCGCCACCATTGAATTCAAAGCCCTCAACCTGGATCGGGAACGCTTCATAGGCGTGGCCTTGCCAGACCACGCGCTGCATGAGGGCGTTGGTGCCCGCATGGAACCTCACTGGTCCCTGGCCAAAGAGCGACAGGTCCAGCACAAAGAGCTCGATCACGGCGCTGGGGGCGAGTTTCTGGATTTCTGAGGTGATCGCTGGGGAAGTCTTGGCTTGTTCGGTCATCACAGATCAAACACCTGTTTGAATGTGGCCCGCACAGTCTCGACGTCGGGCTCATCTACCGAGCGGCTCCACTCTTCGCAGGTGAACTTGGCAGCAGTGCCTGCCGGGGTGGTCCACTCAAAGGCCTGCACACCCCCGCGAGCGCGCAAGAAATCGTCGATCGCTCCGGCATCCTGCGTGGTCCGCCCACGAAACTCCAACGTCCAGACCTCGGCTTGGGTGTGGATGCCAAAGGCCAGGCGCTGCTCATACCCATCGCCAAATGCCACCCGCCGCACATTGGGCCGCATGGCCAGGCTAGCCCCCAGCGATGGAATCCATGTGAACACGGCCATTTACAAAGCCCTCCTGCTGTCGAGCAAGCCACCGGCCCGCTTTTGCGCCAGCAGCTCCTGGCGTACCGCGTTGGCCACTGCCTGGCCCAGGTCACGACCGCCCGCGCTGTCGCCCCGTGTGGCAGCACCTGCGTCAGAGACATTCACGGAAATGTTGAACACATGACCCGCACCCATGCCCCCAGCAGCGCCACCGCTCATGGTCACGGGAATGGTCCGCCCATCGGGTAATGGCACATAGGCCTCTGGCCGCGAGCCTTCGCCAAACACCGCCAGTTGCGGCGAATTGGCGATCCCGCCACTGGCGTAGCCCCGCAGCGGTAATGGCCCCTCTGCCGTCATGACCCCGCCATCGGCAAAACCAAAGAAACTGCTCATGGCTTTGGCCAGGGGCAGCGTGATGGCGCGCTGGATCTGGATGCGGATCAGGTCCGAGATGATGGAGTTGGCCAGCGACCTGAAGTCGAGCTTGCCCGTCATCACAAAGCCCACCAGCGCATCGGTCATGCCGTTGAACGCGCGGATTGTTGCCGCTTCCATCTGCTTGCCAATCTGCTCAGCTTCTTCGGCCACTGCGCGCATGCCCTTGGCAAATCCGGCTTCGGGATCCGAGAGTTCCTTGGCCCGCTGCGTCAACAGCTGAGCGCCATCTGCCGCTTGGCGGGCGGCTTCTTCGATTTTGTGCAGGGCGTCGGCGAGTTTTTCATTGCCGGGGGCGGCGTCTGCCAAGGCACGCGCCTGCTCGGCCAGTGTGGCCAGCTGGTTCGCACTTTCCTGACGGGCTTCACCCAAGCGGCGCAGCGAGTCCAACTCGCTGATGGCGCCGGTCTCGCGCAGGGTTTTGATCTGCTCTTCGCTGGCACGCAACTGGGCCTGACCGCGCGAGGCCTGCTCTTGCAGGTCTTTGAGCGATTCGCCCGGCAGCCGGATCTGTCGCTCCAGGTCGGATTGCTGGGCATCACGCTCGAGCTTTTGGCGTTTGAGGGCAATCTCCAGGAGCTTGTCCTCGAGCTTGAGTTTGTCCTGGCTGGTTTTAGCGACCGTGTCGAGACCTTTACGTAAAACGGTTTCCTCATCCAAGGACAAGGCAGAGAGCTTTTGCGTGAAATCTTGCTGCGCAGCCAAGCGGGCGTCACTGGCCTCCTTGAAACTCAGGTAGCCCTGGTTTTCATAGAGGTCGATGATGCGTTGGCGGTCCTTGAGGATGCCCGACTCTGTATCCACCAGGCCTTGCAGTCGCTTGAGTTCACTGTCGATGCCTGCCATGGCCGTGGCTGTGACGGCCGTGGTGGCGGTGCTGTAGTTCAGGCGCTTGAGGGGCGCCGGTGCAGTTGTTTCAGAGTTGCTCGCATCGGTGCCTTTTCGAATGTCATCAAAGCGTTTGGTGACCGCATCGGCCAAGAGCGGCATGTCCCAAAGCTCGACATAGTTCTGGTTGGCCTGCGCGACGATGGCATTGCGTTTGTCCAGCGCCGCTTTGAGGCGTGCGCGGTTCTCTTCAGAAAATGGATTGAGCCCCTCGCCCCCCGCTAAAAACGTCCCCGCCAGCTCAATGTCTGCCCACACCGCCTGGAAACTGCCGATCACCGACTTGATGGTCTGGCCAATGCCGCGCAGGGCGTCGATGACCACGGCGATGGCGTACGCCGTGATCTGCGCCCAGGTGGTGAGCGAGCCATCGGTGCGCAGGCGCTGGATACCGCTCACCGCATCGTCCGCTCCAAAGAGCACCTGCTTGAGCTCCTGTGCCAGCACCGTCATGGACGGGATCGCAGCCGTGACCAGGGTCTGAGCGACAAAGCCTGTCTCGGCCTTCATGCGCGCCAGCGCCTTGGAAGCGTTATCCGCTTCCTCGATCTGCTGGGCCGTGAGCCGAATATTGAGGTCCTGGTTTTCTGCAAGGTCTTTGAGGAAGGGCAGCATGGCCGCGCCCGACTTGCCAAAGAGCTCCATGGCCAAGGCTGTCTTGCCCGCGCCGTCTTCAAATTCAGAGAGCTTTAAGGCCACATCGTTCATGACCTCGGCAGGATCGCGCAAGTTGCCACTGGCATCCTTGGCCCGTATGCCTAAAAACTGCAGCGCCTTGGTGGCCCCGGCCGTCTCATCGTCTACACCCGCCAGACCTTTGGAGAGTTTGGCCAGACTCCCGCCGATGGCGTCCATCGCGGTGCCCGAGATGGTGGCCACGGGCGCAAAACCCGACAGCGCCGTGGCGCTCGCCCCGGTTTGCTCGGCCAGACCTTGCAGTGCTGCCGAAGTCTCCAGGGTCTGGGTCACAAAGTCACGCAGTGCGGCCACCGAAGTGGTGCCAATGACCACCGCAAAAGCGGTTCGGGCAACGCCAGCGACCTGCTGCAGCGAGGCTTTCATGTCCGAGGCGTGCTTGTCCAGCAAACGTGCACTGCGCCCGAGATCGGCCTGAAACTCGGCGGTGTCGGCTGCAAGTTTGATGACCAAGGAGCCGATATCAGCCATGGGGGTTGCCTTATCTCTTGATGCGGTGCGCGAACATGGCCTTGAAGCGGGCGATGTTCAGGCGTGCCGCATCTGCTTCAGATGCCTTGGGTTGATCTGAACGGTTTTTCTTATCCACAAAGGGCATGAAGTCCTCCGGCGTGAAGGGCTTGCCCTCCTTGCTGCGGTGGGCGTTGGCCAAGGTGGATGCGACGATGGCCGAGCGCAAGTCCGCCCGGAAATCCCCAAAGGGCTCCAACTGATAAAACGCCATCCACTCGGTGAGCTCGTCAGAGCCCATGCGCGCCAGCAACTCGCGCACTGGAAGACCCAAAGTCAGCGCCAGCCGAAACACAAAGCGCCGGGCCGGGCTGGCAATCAGGCGTTTTTTGCGGCTTGCGCCTCATCGGCGCCGATGCCGTTCAGGCGCTGGGCCACAGCAAAGACCCGGTCGAGCGCCCGGGCGCTTTTGCGGCCTAAGGCGTCGATGTCACCATCTTGGAATATGCGCTCGCCCGACTCGCTACACAAGGTGAGCGAGACCAGGCGCGCGCGCACGTTGTGCATGCGTTGATCGTTAGACGAGGTGTTTGAATCCCTCGTGATCAGGCTGGCTTCAAAGGCGTCGCGGTCGGTGCCGGTCATGGTGCGCACGTACACCTGACCGCCCCATTCGGGAACGCTCACGATTTCGCGCGGCAGGTCGTCGGCAGATAGGATGGCTTCTTTGGACAGGAGGTTCATGGGTTTAGCTTTCTGTGATGTCGCCGTCGATTTCAATGGTCACGCTGGCTTCAACCACCGCGTCCACCCCGCCTTGCACACTGAACTGCGTGACATAGCCGTAAAACGTCCAAGTGGCTGCAGCCACATCGGTGAAGGTGATCCGAAACTGACGACGGGTGCGGTTGGCGCGGTCGGTGCGCAGGCCCTGGTGCACTGCGTCTTCGGGGTTGTAGTGAAGACTCAGCGAAAGCTGGCCTTCGTCGCGCAAACCCACGCGTTTTTCTTTGGAAGTTGAGGCCAGATTGGTCACATCGATGACCGAGGCCTGGCCTCCGGGCCCCTGAAACGAGACCACGTTGGGGATGGTTTCAAAGGTGGTGGTGCCAAAGCGGGCAATGGCAATACCCTGTGCGGTGATGGCGGTGCTGCTCATGCACGTGCTCCTGTTGTGCGGTGAAACTGTTGTGGGCTGAAACGGATTCAGCGGTGGTAGGTGTAGTCCACGCTCACCCGGTACAGCCGGGCTTGCGCTTCAAATTCACTGAGCCCCATGCGCACATCGGCGATGGTGCTAATGTCGGCCAAAAGCGCAGCCAGGACCTGGTCTTGCAGGTGCAAGGCTTCCTGGTAGGTTCTGGCGTAGGTGTCGACCTGCACGCGCACGCGCTGCAGGCCTCCTGACAAATTTGGCCCATCGATGCCAAAGATGTGTTCTTGCGCGATGGGCGTGTAAACGATGGCCGGGTATTGGGCGCTTTCAGGAGCGACCAGGGCGTACACCTCACCACCGGCCAAGTTATGGATGGCGTCAAAGAAGTCCTGCACCGCTGTTTCCTAAGGTCTTGTGCTGAATTTTTTGGCTTCCAGCGCCACTCGCTGCTGCAAGCGCTCTTTCATGGCCTGAGCGGCTTCGCGCCGTTTGGCCTCGAGCGCCGGACGCAGAAATGGGCGTGCCGCCATCTTTCGGGTGCCAAACTCCACAAAGCGCCAATACCAGGCGTCCTGGGACAGGTTGCCTTTTTTGCCCTGCTTGCGGTACTTCTTGCCGTGACGCACCGTCACAAAGAAGGTCTGGCGCGTGAGGCTGGAGAGCTCGGGGATGTGCTTCATGATCACCGAGCGTTTGAGGGTGCCCGGTGGGGGCTGGTTCGGCCCCAAGGGCTGCTGCGCCTTGGGTGCCCGGGCGCGGGCTTCGTCCCGCACGACCTTGGCCCCGGCGTACACCGACACACGCAGGCCGTTTTTGGCAACACGGTCTGGCAATTCGCGCAGGGCTTTACCCAGTTCTGCCAGGCCTTCGATCTTGACGGTTTCACGTTTAGCCATCGTCAAGCCCTTCGCAAGCCAACAAGATGAGTTTGACCCGGCGCTCGTCTTCATCAAGAGCCGAGTGGATGTTGAACACACGGGCTTTGTAGAGCACGCGCATCTGGGCCACTTGCTGGGGGTTATCAAAAAGGCTCTGATGGCGCACCGTGATCTGGTGGGTGAGTTCTGCCGAGATCCGCCCAGCGATCACCGCTTCACGTCCGGACAGCGGCTGAATGTCAGCCCAGACGGTCGTCACATCCAGCCAGGTGCGACATGGACCACCCAGGCGGTCTTTGGTGGTGCTGGGTCGCTGAATCCTGATGCGGCGCGTCAATGCGCCTGCTCCGATCGGGTTCATAAAGGCCCTATATCAGGGGTACTTTGTAGGGATCTAGCAGGCCATCGACGAAAGGCAAGGGGTCAATGCGACCTCGGGCCATCGACGCGACTTCTTCGCGGTGGGCGTAAAGACTGCCCAGACGCAGCTTGATCCAGCTTTTGAGGCCTTCGGGCACATCCGCTGCGCTTCCATACCCTGCATCAAAGATCACGCTCACAGCCCCAATCTGAGGCAGGGCAATTGGCCAGATCTGCCCGAACACGGGCGTGATGCGGCCAGGTTCGCAGGCGTTGTCGACGGTGTAGTTCGCTGCTGGCATTACTTGCCAGATGCCTGCCATGTCCAGATAGCGGATTTCCACCACCGATTGCAGGGGTGACTTGGGAATCAGGATGGCATGCCCGGGCAGCGTGAAGGTCTGCCCTGCAGGCACCCCCATGAGGCCGCAGCCCGGAAAGCTGTCGAGCACCATGCGCCAGCGGGCCGTGACCAGCTGCCGTTGGATCAGCATCTCGGCGGCCTGTCGGGCTGCAGAGATCAGCGCCTGAATCAGGGCATCGTCGTCGTCAAAGTCCACACGCAGGTGGAGCTTGGCCTCGGCCAGCGAGACGGGCTCGGCCGCTGGCGGGGTGATCAACTGCATGGGCATGCGCAGCTCTCCCCTTCAGATCAAACGATCTGAGCCACAGCAGCTTGGTTGGCTGTTTCGGCTGAGGCCAGTCGCGGATTGACGCCCAGCAGCTGCGCCGAGGTGTTGGCCGCAGCAGCAGCCACAGTGACCACGAGGCGGACAAAGGCAAAGCCATTGTTCACATCGAGCTCGTCAGGACGCAAGTTGATGAGTGCCTGACGGTTGGCACCGTTGCTCGCCTGGGTGAGCTGCGAGATGGCTTTGCCCGCCACGTCCTTGGCACCCGTGCCACTGGCGTCCAGTGCCTGCTGCAGCTTGGCGTCGACGGTGGCACCTGTGGCCAAAGCGCCGGTTTGCACCAGCGCCAGCAGGCCATGGTGGGTGTTCAGCGGCACCCAGCCAGTGTTGGCGACACCCGGTGCCTGATTGCCCGGATCGAGGGTGGCCAAAATAGACAGCTGCTCGCTGGCTTTTGCGTTGGGAAACATCAGAATTCTCCTTAAGGTTCAGGCGACGATCAACGTGCGCCCAGTTGGACAAAGGGCGACAAGGTGGCGTTGCCCTTGGCCGGTGCAATGGGCGCTGCGATCTTGGACTGGCCGTCCATGCGGAAGGTGGTCCGGAACGCCGTGAGGTCCGAGTCGAAGTACAGGTGCATGGAGGTGGCCGTTTGCATGCCACCAGCCTTGGTGATGGTCTGGTAGTACGACAGGTCGGCCAGCAACACATCGCCCGCTGCAGAAAAGCTGTTGGCGTGCTGGGAGACGAACACCGGGCGACCGAGCAATGTGCCGTAGGGCGAGACCTGGATGCCGCCGACGGGCAATCCCGTGGGCAGGTAAATCGGGTAGTTGCCCAGCATGAGCGTGAAAAGAGCTGGCAGTACGTCGTTGTTGACAATCCAAACGGCCTTGCCAAACGAGCCCGGCGGCAGGCGCGAAATCATCTTGGCCAGGTTCTGGGCCAACAGGGTCTGGGCTGCCTGGCCCGACTCCTTGGCCACCGTCACCGTGGTCGCGTTGGTCATGCAGCCCACAGGCAGGCCGGTGCCCGCGCCAAACAGGATCGACTCGTTGGTCTTCCAGCGAATGGAAGTGGCGATCTTGTCGGGCAGGTAGGTCGACAGCGCATTGGTGTCGTCCAGCAACTCATCCGTCACCGGTACCAGGGCCATGAGCTTTTTGAGGCGCAGTGTGGAAAGACCCAGCACAGGTTTGGTGGCACCGGCTGGATTGGCTTCGCCTTGCCAGTAGGCTCTGATGCCATTGGTGCCCCAGGGCGTGGTCTCATCCTTGGGGAAGGCCATGGTGTTGCCCGTGATCTCGACGTTGTCAGTCAGCGGCAGCAAGGAGTCTTCACCCAAGGAGAGCTGGAAGATTTCTTGAGCGAATTGGGGCGGTACCAAAAAGCCACCGTCTTGCGCCGAGCCTTCGTTGCCAAAAGAGGCAGGGGCGACGGCACCGCGACCGGAGCCAATCAGGAGACGCTCGTCGATGGCGCTACCGGGGTTTTGCGCCTGACGCACGGTTTTGAGGAAGTCGCCCACGGTTTTGAAGCCGTGCTTGGGGTCGGCTTCCAGGTTGTCGATGACGGAAATCACCGTAGCTGTGTGGCCATGGGAGACTGTCGAGTGGGCTACATTGGCCATATGCGCCTCTTCGGCGATCAGGGCAGCCTCGCGGTCGATGGCTGCTGACGCCGCCTCGATCTTGGCCTTGAGGGCGTTGAACGCATTCAACTCCTCATCGGTCATATCGCGCTCTTCGGCGGCGGCGATATCGGTCAGGGCTCGGGCGTCCTTGACCAGGGTGGCTTTGCGGGCTTGCAGCTCGCGCAATTGCTTGCTCATTGGTGTTGCTCCAGATATAAAAAAGCCGCCCTGGCGTCAAGCTCGGGGCGGCGGTTTGAGGCGCGACCAACGGGTCGCAGGTGATCGGCAGCCCTCAACGGAGGACTGCTGAATTGGGAAAACGGAATCTTTAGGAGATCAGATCAGCGCGAGAGCAGCGCGGGCCTGACCAAGCCGGGAGGCACCCGGTGGCTTTTGAGAGATGGCTGACTTTTGCATCTTGGCCAGCACATCATCGAAGGTGGCAATGCCGTCCACCATCTTGGCGGCAAGGGCTGCATCGGCACCCAGCACCCGGCCTTCGCCCATGCCGCCCTGCACATCGGCAACTGAGACGCCTCGGCCCTTGGCCACGGCTTCGATGAAGGCGTTGTAGTAGTCATCCACACGGGACTGCATGAAGGCCTGCGCTTCAGGATCCAGCGGCACATACGGGTTGCCCTCGACCTTGAACTTGCCAGCAGAGATCAGAGTGGGTTTAACCCCCTCCTCTTCCAGCGCCTTCGAGTAATCAAAGTGGGCCTGCCAGACACCAATGGAGCCCACCTCGCCACCCGGGGTGACATAGAACTCACCGGCCGAGCAGCCGATCCAGTAGGCAGCGGAAGCGGCCAGGCTGTTGGCCACGGCCACCACAGGCTTTTGGGCACGGGCTTTGACGATCTCTGCGGCCAGCTCAGCCACGCCGTAGACGCTGCCACCAGGGCTGTCGATGTCGATCAGGATCTGCCCCACAGTGTTGTCAGCCAGTACCTGGCGCAAAGCGCTCGTGAATTTCTGGGTGCTGGTGCTGCCCGGCCCGGAGATGTCATCGACCATGTTGCCGCGCTGCGTGACCACCCCATACAGGGGCAGGACCGCGATGCCAGCTCCGGCATTGGAAGCAGCACGATCTGAGGCGAACTGTTTGCGCGTGTCGCGCAGAACCCGGTCCGCATTCACCTGAAACAAGGTTTCGTCGCTTGGCGGCTCATCTGAGGACCAGCGGGTAAGAACAGCGGTCATGGCCTGCAAACGCTCGGGCATGAGCGCCCACGGCGTGGTCAGGAATTCAGAAATCAGAAGGTGTTTGTTCATGTGGAGTTTCCAAGTTGGATCAGCGTCTTGAGCAGCACTGGTTCATCGGTAGACGGTTGAGATAGCGCCCAGGCACGCACAACGGGCTCTTGCAGGCCCAGGGCTTGGGCAATGAGGGTGATTTCCTGAGCGTCCAGGCTGCCCTTCTTGCTGATGCGCCGGGCCAGACGCTGGGCGTTGACTTCAATGAGCTTGCGCAATCGCTGGCTCATTTGTTGATCAGGCTCGACCGGGGTGTCTGCGTCTGCTGCGTCAGTCCCCTCGTCTTCTGACTCCTGCGCTTCGGCTTCCTCTTCTTCAACCATGTTCAGCGGCCTGAGCGGTTGATCGAGTCCTTTGATCGGATTGAGGTTCTCGGCGATTCGGGCCTCGTTGCGGGTGAGCCAGCCGTTTTGGATGCCGCTTTGGTAGTAGGCCGAGCGACTGGCTGCATCGCCGCGCATCAGGTTGGCGAAGTCAAATTCGATTTCGAGTTCATCACCGTCCAGCATCAAGTCCGCTTCGATCGAAGCCTCCCAACGCTCAGCCCAGGGCGTCATGGTGTGCATGACAAATTCCAGGCTCTGCTGCTCGATGTTGGAGAACGTCGCCCGGTCCAGGTCCGCGATCATGTGTGGCGGCACCCGAAACAGGCGGGCGATGTCCGTGATCTGGAACTTGCGAAGCTCCAGGAACTGAGCGTCCTTGTTCGTGACACCCACCTCATGGAACTTCATGCCGTTTTCCAGCACAAGCACCTTGCCTCGGTTGGCACCGGACTGAGCAGCCTGATAGGACTCCCGAAACACCCGCTTGGCCTCGGTGTCCCTGAAGTTGCCCGGGAACTCGATCCACCCTCCCGTGGGTTTGGCATCGTTGTTGAAGAACCGAGCACCGTAGTCCTGCGCGGCTAACGCCATGCCCAAGCTCTCTCGGGAGAGCTCGATGGGGCTCAGTCCCAGCAGGCCGTCCGAGGACAAGCCCCGCAGGTGCCAAACCTCGCCCCGAGGCAGAACCAACTCGTGACCCGTCTGGTTCTGGATCCGGTAGCGGTAGTCTCCTTCGGTGAGCAGCTCCATGCGCACCCGGTCAGGATGAATCGGGATCAACTCGGTGATCTCGCCCCGGCCGTTGGCCAGGATCTGGCAGAAGGCATTGCCACGCAGGGCCAGGTGCCCCTGCAGCATCTCACGCCACTCGAACGGGTTCTGGTAGCGGTTGGGCTTCTTGCCCAGCACCCGGTAGAGCCAGTGGTCCGTCACCCGGTCCTTGCCCCCGTCCGCTCGAGCACGGTAGACAACCAGTGGCAGCGAGGCCATGGTCTCAGACAGGATGCGCACGCAGGCATAAACCGCTGCCAGGCGCATGGCCGAATCGGCCGAGACGCGCATGCCAGAAACGCTGCGCACCGACACCGGCTCAAAAAAGAAATCGCCCCATGGGGAGCGATCACTTGTGGAGGCTTTGAATCGGTCAAAGAGGTTGAAGATTCCCATCTGTGGTGTCAGAAAACGCGCCTGCCGTCTCTTTAGAGCAGCATCAGCTCATAGTCGGATCCCAGCACCACCGAGTCCCCCGGTTTGATTGCCCGTGAGAGGGCCATGATCAGTGCCACGATGCCGTCGATCTTGTTTTCTGCTCGCTCCTTGCGCGGGTAAATGTTGTCTTTGACGTCCGTGTGGGCCACCACGTTGCTGGCCATCCAGGCCAGTACCGGGTCACCGTCATGGACGAGCTTCTTTTGCAGAACCAGGGCTTCAAGCGCCTTCATCGGTTCGCTGAAATTGAGCACCGTAGGACGCACCTCGATCATGGGCAGGCCCTCGGAGAGCATCCGGGTGGACAGCTGTGTGGCCTGAAACGGATCGAAAGCCACGGCCTCCACCGAAAACCGGGATGCGATGTCCAGCAGATCAGCTTCGATCCAACTGAAATCGATCACGTTGCCCGGCGTCACCGAAAGGCGTCCTGTATGGGCCCAGCCCTCGTACTGGCTGTTGCCAGCAGCCTGGACCGTGTCCTCGGGCAGGTAGTACTTGCCAAACACCGCGTATGCGTCGGGCGTGTCAGGGTGCTCGAACACCATGACGAGCGCCGCAATATCCGTCTTGCTGGCCAGATCCAGACCGAGCCAGCAGGGCTGGCCCAGGAACTGATCGAGCTCGAGATCAGGGTTGGCACTGGCATCCCAGGACCGCATGTCCATCCAGGCCGTGTCTGCACTCACCCATTCGTTGAGGTGCTTGGTCTTGAAGTTGTTGACCGCGCTCGGTAACTGCATGGCCTTGGCCTGCAGGGGCACCAGGATCTCCTCTCGCACCGAGATGCCCCAATTGGGGTTGGCTTTGATGAGCGAGTTCTTGGCGGCCCAGTCATCACCTTCATCGAGCCCATAGATGATCCCGAACTGGGAGTCGTCTTCGAACACCCTGTTGAGCAGCTTGGTGACAAAGCTTCGGACCTCGTAGCAGATGCCCGATCGGTTGCTGCCAGCCGTGGTGATCACCCACAGCAGTGAGTTGTCCCGCTTGCCGGTACCGGTCTCCACCACGTCATAGACCGTTCGGGTCTTGTGGGCGTGCAACTCGTCGATGCAGCCAAAGTGGATGTTCAAGCCGTCGAGCGTGGAGCCTTCTGCCGAGAGCGCCTCGAACTTGGAGCCGGTCTGAAGCACATGCATGTTGTGCGCTCCGACGTTCACAGCAAAACGGTTCCTGAAACCCGGGCTCAGGCGCGCCATGGTCTGAGCATCGCCAAAGACGATGCGGGCCTGATCGCGGGTAGTGGCCAGCGAATAGACCTCAGCGCCGCCCTCACGGTCGGCCGCCAGCATGTACAGACCAACTGCCGAGGACAGGGTGGACTTGGCGTTGCCCCGAGGCACCTCGATGTAGGAGCGCCTGAAGCGGCGCTTGCCGTCCGATTTGACCCACCCGAAGACCGTGGACAGGATGAACACCTGCCAGGGCTCCAGAACAAACATCTTGCTCGCCAGTGGGCCTTTGACGTGGGGCAGTCGCTCAATGAAGGCGCACAGGTTGTCCGCTGGCCTGTAGGGCCTGCCATTGCGGTCAAGCAGTTCCGGGTTGAACTGGTAGAGACTGCTCTTGCGTTTGAAGCGGATCAGGTCATCGAGCTGGCGTTTGCAGGCTTTCTGGACCCACTCGCAGGTCAGGATTTCATGGGAGACAACGCGCTCAGCATATTGTTTGGCGCTCGCAGCGTATGTGCGCATCCTGTATCCCTTTGGGTCAACCCACGATGTCCTCCCAGAGATCGAGCTCCTCGCCCGGTCGTTCATTTGGAATGGAGATGCGCGAGCGAGATGCCGGGGTGAATCCCATCTCGATCGCAGCTTTGGTCATGATCTGGGCCTGCTTGTTGGCAATGGCCAGGTACGGCGACTGCATGGGCACGCCGCTGTGGGGCGCCTTCACCAAGAGACCGGTTTTGCCGATGCCCGCCTGGGCCTGCCGGTAGAGATCTGCTGCACAAGCCCAGATCTCCAGCACGGACATGTCCAGCTTACGAATCAGCGAGGGTGGAGCACATTCAAGCGCGTAGCGCCAGGCAGCCTTGGCACCCTCAGGCATGTAGTCCGGAGGCTCAACCAGCAAGCCTTCTGGGACAGGTTCGTGGTAGTTGGTCCGGCATGGCTGCAAGGTCCCCTTGATCTGCTTGACTTGAGTCGGCAGTGGCTTGCGTCCACCCATAAATCACCCGCTTGGTTTGATGTTCATCTGATGCACGGCCTTTGCTGCGCAGGTTTGAGGGATACCCCCCCTTGTTCAATTTGCACGCACAAAAATTTGCGCAGGCCAACGCATCTTGGGCGGCAGTCTGTAGAGATTCATCCCCCCTACCCCCTCAGGACGGGGTCACTGGCGCGAGGACGCGGTCTCTGAGGCGGTCTTGGCGTTGTGACAGGGCACGCACAGGCTCTGCAGGTTCGCTCGCTCAAAGCGCTCACCGCCATCCTTGACTGGAACGATGTGGTCAACGACCTTGGCCGGTTGCAACAACCCCTTGGCCTGGCACCTGCAGCAAAGCGGGTTATCCCGTAACACCGCTGCACGGGTGTTGCGCCACCTGACCGATTGATAGAAGCCCAGCTCCGTATCAAACCCTCTGCGCGCACGACCGTATTCACGGTGCACCTTCGACTGGTGATTGGCGCAGTACCCAGGCACGTTGAGCACCTGTGCGCAACCCGGGTATCGGCATGGAGTGGGCGCACTTCGCGGCATCTCAATCGTCTTTCAAGGAATAAGCGACAGCTTCAAAAATTGACTTGGCTTCATCTTGATTCAGAGCGTCAATCCATCACATTGGATGAACGAAAGCAAGCAAGCCAATGAAACAAAACAAGGACCTGAACAAGTTGCTCGCGCAGATCGCCAAAGAACACTTGTTCATCGAAACGCTGGAGACACAGCACAGCGATCGCTCGGACTTCCACGACGTTGCGGTCTGGGCCATCAAGAGTGCGCTGGAGGCTGCTTACGCCGCAGGCATGGCTGCAAATAACGCAACAGCAAAAAACACATCAACAACATCGAAAGGCAAACAATGAAACTCACGGACACCCAACGCGCACTACTCGAAGCGGCTGCGCAGCATCCACAAAAGAAACTGATCAACTTCCCCGACACCATCAAAGGCGGGGCTCGCATCAAGGTGCTGACCTCGATGCACAACGCAGAGCTCATCGAGCCAAGTGCCGCAGAGCCTGAGGTGTTCGTGGCCACAGCCACAGGACTGCAGGTGATTGGCTTCACGAGTCAAGCGCCGCGCGCCAAACGCGAAGGCACCAAGCAAGCCGTACTGATTGAGCTGCTCACACGCGCAGAAGGTGCCACGTTGCCCCAGATGACCGAGGCCACAGGCTGGCAGATCCACACGGTGCGCGGGGCGATGGCAGGCGCACTCAAAAAGAAACTGGGGCTGGATATCACATCAGAAAAGCAGCCCGGCACAGATCGCATCTACCGCATCACCACCACAACCGTTTGAGGACCTCATGAACCCGATCACTATCACCATCGAATCCAAGCCCACAACCATCAACTTCGATGGCCGCGAATTGCAGGTTCAAAAGCTCAGCATCCCGTTGCCCTTTGGCCGCAAGCCTACAAACATCTCTGACATTGCCGCTTGCGGCGTCGAGGCGGTGTACGTGACCGAGATCCGGGAGATGGACCCCGAAGAATTTGATGGCTTCAAATTGAACCTGGGAAAGTCTCGCGACTGGCTCAAAGGCAAGGGAGGCGATTACTGGGATGGCCGCTTGTGCGTGATGGTGCGAGCACCTGGTCGCCCCTACTTGTTCATCGATCCATCAGGAGGAGACAGCGTTCGGTACCTCGCGCGTCTGGGCTGATCAGTCTCCGATTAGCGACAGATCAAAAAAATTTGATGAATCGCTTTACTTCATCCTCAAGTAGAGCGTTCATACAAACATCGCAACAAGGAGCACCGACATGACCACCCGCACTGTCCTCGAAGCCCAATACAACGACAAGCGAGCGCTTGATGCATTGGGAACAGCTCGCAACACTCTGGAGGCAGCGATCCGCGAATTGGACCGGTACGCAGGACGCCTTGAGGAGGCACAAACCCCATCAGACAAAGCCGACATCATGAATTGGGCGCTCAACCACCTCGCCTGCAGCATCACCCCGAATCTGCGACTGGACATGATTGCCAGCGCACAAGCGCAATTTGCAAGCGCCGCCCAAGCCCAAAGGAGCGCCGCATGATGCTCAGCACCCAAAACGAAGCCTGGGGATTTTGGGGAACGATGGGTGGCTACGCCAGTATGACCTGGCCGATCGCGATGACCCAAGTTGCCGAGGCCACAAGAGAACCATTTGAATCGGTGCGCGCCTTTCTGGACAGCAAGCAAGGCAGGCATTTCGCAGACACGGTGCAGGACGGTTTGAGCTTTGGCCTCGCGATGGACGCCGCTGTTGCCAAGGCCATCACCAAATGGATGGACTGGAAGATTGGCCGCATCACCGCACGCGAAACAGGCATCCCAAGGGGAATGCCCTACCTGACTGGGTTTGTGATCCACGCCCAGCTCATCGAAGAATCCCTGACCGCTTAAGGAGACGACCATGGCAGCCATCAACACCACAACGCAGACCGAACAGAATTACGACCGCTTCATCGCCGAGCTGACTGCGCTCACCCGCAAATACGGCGTGGCCATCCAGTCGGTTGGGGGCGTGTACCTGGCTGATGAGCAAGGCGAATTTGACAAAATCACCTACACGGCCGACATCAGCAGTGGAGACCTGTACCCGAATTTCCCGGGTAACTGATCTCAGGCGGTCTCGCCCGCAGGTGCATCTTGCACCTGTGCGGCGTCAGCACTGATGTTCAACTCACCGAATTTCATGCCATCGTCCTCGCGCACCGCCTGCTGACCGGTGTAGTCCTCCCAGCGCTTGATGATCACATCCACGAACTTGGGATCGAGTTCAATGAGACGGGCGTGACGTCCGGTTTTCTCACTGGCGATCAAGGTGGTGCCGGAGCCGCCAAACAGATCCAGCACGATGTCCCGGCTCTTCGATGAATTCTTGATGGCACGCTCGACCAGCTCGACTGGCTTCATGGTCGGGTGCAAGTCGTTGACTCGGGGTTTGTTGTAGTTCCAGATGTCCGACTGATCACGGTCCCCGCACCAGAAGTGGTCCGAGCCCTGCTTCCAGCCATACAGGATGGGTTCGTACTGGCGCTGGTAATCCGCACGACCGAGCGTGAAGGTGTTTTTGGACCAGATGATGAACGTGGACCACTTGCCGCCTGCCTTGATCCAGGCTTTTTGCAGGGTATGCAGTTCAGATGAGCTCATGCACACGTAGCAGGCGCCCTTGGTGACCACAAGCAGGTTCAGACAGGCGTCATAGAGGAACTGGAAGAACCCCTCACCCAGATCGTCATTCATGATGCGCCGGTCTTTGCCGCGCATCTTGTCTTTGGCACTGTTGCCGTAGTCCACGTTGTAGGGTGGATCGGTGAAGGCCATATCAGCCAATTGGCCACCCATGAGGCGCTCCACGTCCGACAAGACGGTGGAGTCACCACAAAGGAGGCGGTGGTTGCCGAGAATCCACAAGTCCCCAGGTCTGGATACCGGGTCTACTGGTGCTTCTGGGATTGCGTCATCTTCAGTCAAACCACCGCCTGATTCGTCCCCGTTCAAAAGCTCTTCGAGCTCCTTGTCGGTGAAGCCCATCAAGTCGAGATCAAAGTCAGCTGCTTTGAGTTCGGCCAACTCGAGTTTCAGAAGCTCTTCGTCCCAGCCCGCGTTCTCGGCCAGACGGTTGTCGGCCAGGATGTAGGCCTTCTTCTGCTCGGGTGTCAGGTGACCCAATTCGATGACCGGCACCTCCTTGATGCCTAGCTTGCGCGCCGCCATCAGACGGCCGTGCCCTGCGATCAGGCCCTTGGCACCGTCCGTGAGGATGGGGTTGGTCCAGCCGAACTCGGTGATCGAGGACGCGATTTGCGCCACCTGGGCATCACTGTGGGTGCGGGCATTTCGTGCATAGGGGACGAGCGCGTCCACTGGGACCATGAGGATCTCAGGATGATTCATAGGGGTGACCGGTAAAATTGGCCGCAAAACGAGAATGTCTTGCAGTGCAAATCAAAGTAATTCGCGGGGTTCTGGCCCGCAAAAGCCCGACTGAGGCCACAGCATCCGGAGCAGGCTTTACGCCGCTGGTTGCTGGGACCTACAAAGTGGGATCAGAAGTCAACAGCCGTCTGGAGATTCTCCGCGAGGGAAAACCAACCGTGTACCTGCCGCTGGAAAAGCTGGCTCAATACGAGGCCGCTGGGGAAATCGAAGTTCATCGATAGGAGTCGGACATCGTCAGTGGACGTCGATGACATTGACTGTCATTGACTCTTCCCCAACTGTTTTTCGACTGTTTCGAGGGCGTTCCGAGGTGTCATCGACTGTGCGCGACTGTCATCACTGTCTTTGCACTCGTTTGTCCACCGTAGACGAAAATGTAGCGGCAAATCGCCCAAATGTTGCAGCGTGTTTTGGCCCCAAAAACCGCGCATTCACTTTTCAGTTTGAATTGCGCCGCGCATGCACGCCAAAACACGCTAATTTCCTCTCTGGTTCGAATCCTCACCGCTTCGGTTGTGCTGCCTGCCTGTTGAGCAGGTCAGCCACCACTTGCATGTCCCTCTTCCAGCGTCTCCATGCTGTGGTGCGGTCACAAGCAAAGCGCTTGCTGATCTCCACCCAGTCAAATCGCTTGGCCCGCATCCACACCAGGTGCCGCTCATCGAGTTCAAGCATCTGCACCCAGCGCATGACTTCGAGCATCCGCTCGACATCCTGTGGGGATGGAGGTGCCATTCGATACACCCGGTGCGGATCCGGGTAGGCGTCGCTTGGCAAGATAACGATGGGCCAGGTGCTGGCGTAACCCTGTACCGCCACACGTGGCAGGCGCCTGGCAGTTCTCGCCGCATCGACAAAGCGCTCTGCCACCGCTTCGACTGTCCAGGTTTCAACCATGGCCACCTCCCTTGGATTGAGAGTGACCATGGTTTTGGCCCTGACCTTGTCCGTAGAGCCGCTCACCAATGGTGCGAATGAGTTGGCGCTCCAGGAAGTCCAGGCGCTCGTCCTCTTCCGAGATGACCAGGATGTGTTGCTCGCGCCATCCCTGGCGCTTGGTGGCTTCGACGTCCATGGGGGTGGCCTGCATCCGCCCAAGGGGCGATGGGTAACGTGCTGGAGGGATCTTCATACCTGCCCTCCAAACGAAATATTCCGATGCGCCGCTGGGAAGTCAGAACCGGCGCATGCCGGTTTTGACAATGAGACTGACGTTATTGACGGTACATAACATCCCCTCTCTTTATGCGCGTCTACGCGCCCGCGTAAAGAACCAATGTAATGACTCGTCAGTTGTGTCAAAGAGCCGATATCTGAAATCTTTTTCATTGGATTTCCCTCTCAATCATCGTTGTATGGGTAGGACCGGGTAGGCAAGGAGGTGGGCTGTTTGAGGTCGATCCCCTGATAGCCACGCACCCCCATGGAGTTGCGCCACTTTTCGAACCTTCTGGCCAGCAAGGCGTCCGAGAACCGGCGCTGCGTGCCTATGTACTCACCACTGAGTTCGGCCCACTGTTTCCAGTCGTTGAAAAGCGTGGCCGTCAGTGCCTTGTGGTTGATGCCCAGATTGCAGCGCTCGCTCATCCACCGCCCCATGGCGTCCTCGGCCTCGAAGTACTCCTCGGTCGCACTCACCACGGACTTGGGTTGAACCAGGCCCTGGCTTTGCCAAAGCAGGCAGCCCTGCACCGCCCAAGCCATGATTCCGTCGCGCTCGGCAAGCAGCTTCTCGGTCAGGAGCGGATCACGCTTTTCTGGAGGGACCGTGATCGTGAAAGGGATCAGGTGCATGCGGCGGCGCATGGCCTCATCGATGTTGCGGATCGCAGGCTTGTGATTACCTGCAATGAGCAGCTTGAACTGCGGCCTGTAGGTGAAGAAATCCTGGTGCATCAGGCGCGCCGTGATGTCATCCCCACCCGTGATCGCCTTGATCTTGGATTCGTTCCAACGCCTGCCTTGCTCTGTCTCCGTTGCCGAGACAAAGCGGGCACCACGCAGTCCTGCCAGATCGGTCGGGTGCCGGTCCGAGCGCGATTCCATGAAGGTGTCCATGGGCGCGTTGGCGGCATAGTCGCCAAGAACCGTGGAGATCACGTTCACGAAGACCGACTTGCCATTGGCTCCTGTGCCGTACAGAAAGAAGAGCGCGTGGGTGCTGATGTCGCCCGTCAGGCAGTAACCCACCACTCGTTGCAGATAGTCCTGAAGCTCTTCATCACCCCCTGTGACGTTCACCAGAAAATTGCGCCAGACCGGGCAATCGCCTTGCGGCGTGGCCGTAGTGACCTTGGTCATGCGGCGATCCCGATCGTGGGGGCCACGTGCACCAGTGCGCAAGTCCACGATGCCACCGGGCGTGTTCAGGAGCCAGACGCTGGAGTCCCACTCTTCAACCGTGGCGCTGTGACGCGGCTCCGAACGCACAATGCGCTCGATCGCCGAGATCGTTCCAGAGCTGGCCAAGCGACCTTTGAGCTTGGTGCCATCCGCTTGTACCGACGCTGCCCTGCAGATCAAGCGACACAGGTGCATCACATACAAGGCTTTATCGATGTTCCAGCGCACACCATTCCACACGAGCCACTTGCTCCACGGCGCGCAGTAGCGCCAGTCTTCGGAGAACTGGTGAGAAAAGGCCATGGCCAAGCCATCTTCGTTCGTGTAGTCGATGCCGTCGACCAACTGCATGGGCGCATGCACATCGATCTGATGCACTACAGGAACTCTCTCGCCAACTGCCAGAAAGCCCGTGATGTCAAAGCCATCCTGTACGGCATCGGCCACATCCCAGCCCTCGGGCTTCTCAGCCGGTGGCTGCAAGATCACGCACGACTTGGCCCCCGCCTGCATGATGGCCTGCGATGCATGGTCTGCGTATTGCCAGCCGGGCTTATCCCGATCCGGCCAGATCAAGACGTGCTTGCCAGACAAGGGAGACCAGTCGGTTTTTTCGACGGGAGCGTTGGCTCCATGCATGGCCGTGGTGGCGCACACCCCCAGGTCAATCAATGCCTGGGCGCACTTCTCGCCCTCCACCATCACGACCTGCTCAGACTTGAGCATGCCCGACTGGTTGTACAGAGGACGCGGCTCTGGAGGAGCCATCTTGCGACGGCGCACATCCCAGGGCCTGAACTCCTTGCGCCCGGGCTCGGGGTCGTAGCGGTAAACCACAGCGATGAGTTTTCCGCTGGCGTCCTGGTAATCCCACTTGGCCGTTGCAGGGCCGAGCTCGTCCACGGCAGGTGCTTTGGCTTTACTGGCTGTCACGCTGCTTGCGGGCATGGCTGAGACTCGGCCAAGCCAACCCTTGGCCCGCTCGAGAACTTGCGGAAATTGGGCCTGCACATCGAGGCTGTAGTAACGGGCAATGAGGTCGAGGATGTCACCGCCTTCACCCGTGGCGCGGTCGGTCCACAAGCCAGTCTTGGGGCCCGAAAGCAGGAGCTCCAGGCTGTCGCCGGGACCACCCATCACATCGCCGACCAGGTACTTGTTCTGGCGACGTTTGCCCGAAGGCCAGACATCCATTACCAACAAGCCCAGTTGTTCGTTGAGGGCTGAGCGGATTTCATCTTTCTCACGCGCCGTATCCGTACTGCCCTCAGCTGATTTGCGCGTGAGGCCGCTGGGGACATCATTGAAATCAAGCATGAGCACCTCCCGTTTGAGATGCATCTGCGTGCCTGACCTGCTCGGCTGCGAACCTCACTTGCCATTTGTGAAGTTCCCGGATCCGATAGCGCACCATGCGATTGATCGAGTAATACGGGATTCCCAGTTCAGCGCGCTTGCGTGCGTCGATAAAGTAGTACAGCGGCAAATTCAGCGCTGCCGAAGCCTGTTCGGCCGTGACGAGATAGTCCTCAGCGAAGTCAGCCGCCATATGAGCTGGCTGCCTCTTTGGAGAAATCATTGTTTTGGTTTTTTTCATGAAAACAGTCATCCCTGCAGACGGCTTTCGCCGTCTGCATCAGTTGATTGGTAAAGGTTGGAAGGACGCTCAGCTCAGTTGATTGGCTGGGCATCCAGTTGCATACGAACGCTGGGGTACTTGCTGCGTTCGTGTTCTTGAACCATGGCCTCGACATAGGTCGTGACCACGGCGTTGATCAGCTGCAGAGCTTCTTGATGGGTGTAGCTCGACAGCGGGCGATCCATTCCGATCTCGCTAGCAGCTTCACCCAAAGGCTTGAGGCATTGCTGCATGGCGGTGATTTCTGCTTCAGTCGGATCTATCACGCCCACTCCCGTCGGCAATGCGCTCTCGCGTTCGAGATAGCGCACACCGGCCGCGTAAAGCCGATGAAAACAATCTTGGCATCGCCTTGAGCAGAAGATCCAGTCGATGGGATATCGCTTGGGATGCCCCACCTTGAAGCGCAGATCCACATGGCCAAATCCTCTGGCCTGACGGGAACACACCCAGCACTTCATGCAGCCTCGCCATCACTGAGCCCATGCAGGTCGGCCCTGCCCGTTGCCAGGACGGGGGGTGTAGCTGGCCCCCGGCTGAGGAGCTTGCGCCGCTGATGTGGGTACGGCAGTCGCTGGGGCCCCGCCAGAGCCCCCACCCGTTCCTCCATCACGTTGCAGCTTGGCCTGCATCAGCTCTGCGTATTCCTTGTGGTCAGGCTCAATCACCAGCCTGATGATGTTGCGGTACTCGCCTTGGCCATCTTTTTCAATACCGATGCGCGCGGCAAATTCAGCACCATCGAGGTCACCAAAGCTTCGAATCTGGCGAGCGCGTTGTGCCTCCGGTGAGTTGTCATCCGGGTGGATGTTGCGCGAACTGTTGAGTACCGCCTTGATAAAGCTGCGCCCCATCTGCGCCCAGGTTGGCCCCTTGTTGGAATGCAAGCCCACATTGCTCCAGATCTTGCGCTTGGCAAATGGGCCTGTGAGCAACACGAACTCGCAGGACAGGAACACTGCGCCCGTTTCATCCGATGCCGTGGCATAGCCACCCGTCCAGCCCTTGCTGACGTCGTCATGACCGCCGGGTTTGATGGCCATGCGGACCAGGGCCTGGGTGCCTTTGGGGATCAGGTTGAACTCGCCTTGCTGGGCATCGGCGTCATTGAAATCAGACCATGCGGCCTGGTGGTGGTTGTCGTGGTTCATTGAGAAATCTCCATTGATTGGTGGTGTTTGGGTGAGGATGAAGGCTGTGGGCGCTCAGAGCTGGACATCACCTACCCAGCGGATCTGGAAGGTGGGCTCGGTGATGAGTTCTTTGCGGGCGGGCTGAAATGCCGCACGCAGCAGCGGGTGCCAGCGGGCGTAGTCCTGCTCAGCCACCGAGAACTGGACCTGCATGAAGTCCTGTACGCGGTCACCGGCAACGACCATTCGTTCTGCGATTTCAGACAGGTGCTTCTGGTCCCAGACGATTTCTTTAGGCTGAGAGACATCGATCTGCAGGTCACCGTCGTCGATGCGGAATCTGGCAGCTTCGTCTTGACCAAGGCTCTCGACCTGTCGAATCTGGTCGGCATAGCGGATTTCCATGCCCCGGTTGATTCGGCCGCGCATCTGCAGCGTCCAGTCATGGAGTTGCTGCACCGCGTTGCTGAAATGAGCCAGTTGGTCTTTGGGCAGACGGCTGATCTGGCTCTCGGAGAGGTCAGGCAAGGCCGCCTGTTGCAATTGAAGGTGATTCATGGGGTGGCTCCTTAAGCAGTTGCTCGTTGCGAGGTGGAGACGTGCTGGACGCAGTTCTCGAAGGCAATCACGGCATTGAGGGGATAGTTCACCCGCTTGCCTAGCTTCAAGTAATGGGGGCCACGCCCTTCCATTCGCCAACGTTGGAGGGTCTTGGGGCTCATGCCCCAGCGCGAGGCAAGGTCGGCTTCGCTCAGGACTTGCCGTGGGGGCATGTGTGGCTCTGGGGCCATGACGCTCAAGGGGTTGAGCGTTGAAAGCGCTGGTGTTGCTAGCAGCATTGGTCACTCCTTTCAGAGAGTTGAGGGACAACGCTGCTATTTCAAAAAATCAATAGGGAACTGATAAGGAACTGATTAAGGAACTTTGGCGATATCTCCAGTTCCTTAATAACTGCCGACATACAGCGGACATGACGCATGGCATGCGTCACCCACCCGGCTGCGCAAGTCAGGGGACGGATGTGGCGAGGAAAAGTTCCGTCGGAAGGCACTGGCCGACGGACTGAGGATGGATTTACAAGTCGAAAGCGTATGAAGCAGCAACCCGGTCCATGGCTTGCAACTGTTCGGGCCGATTCAATGCGACAACTGCCTGGGCAAACGCCTGTAAGTCGGCACGGAGTTTGGCGGGCAACTCAATCACTTGCCCCGGCTGCAGCAATGCTGACAACTTCACGATGTCCGACAGGTGCTTGTTGATATTTTTGGAATCGATGACTACACCCTGCCGGACACGCTCGGTCATTTCCATCCATGCCACCGCTTTCAATGGAATCAGTCGGTCCTCGCCCACCCAAGACGGTATGCCGTGCTTGTTTTTTCGACCGGTGAGCACGAACTGGTAATACTCATCATCAAGCAAGATGGCCGACAGGCTGGAGACCTGCTCGTCCATTGGAATGGGCGTCAGATGCCCTGGAGGCACAAAATTCAAGCCGTCCGGCACGCGAGAAAACAGCTCCAGCATGTAGGGAAATTCGTCGTCTAGCGGTTTCTGAAAACGGTACAGGCAGGGCTTTTTCTCAGGATCGCCTTCTTTTTGCTGGTAACCACCAGCTTGCACGAATTCCCAAAATTTCTGTCCAAAAGCAGGTGTCAAGACCTCTACGTGCAAAACGATGTCCAGATCCTTGGTGCCTCGAAACGGCACACCCGCCTCTTCCATGGTGATTGAGGCGGCCGTCCCGCCGATCAGCACATACTGGTTCTCGAAGTCTTTGAACCACTTTTGAAAAATTGCCTGCCCTCTCACCACAAGAACTTCTCCTCAATCTCATCGAGCGCCATCTGGATCCGGTCGTCACGGTTATCCCTCAAGCTGAGCCACAAAGACAAAGGATCCACGGTCTTTTCCTTCGCTTGCATGCCGGGCTCATAACGCCACACCTGCACAGCAATGCCATCGGCAATCTCACGGGGCTCGAAGAAAATACCGGCCTGCTTTGCCCGCTGCTCATCCTCGGCCGTCAGGGCCACAACTTGCTGGCGCGGTTCATTGAGCATGGTCAGATGAGCCAAGGCGCTCTCCCCAGCCCAACGCGCGTCCGTCACTTGCACAATGCGCTTTTCGTAGGTCCACAAGGTTCTGAGAACCGGTGTGCGCAGGTGGGGCTTGGCCTTTTCCCAAAGATCACGGCGGGTACTTTGGAGCTTGAGGTATTTGGCCCGGCCTCGCACTTCCAGTTCAAACAGTTCGAATTGCAACAACTCGCGCACAGCCCTTGTGGCCGTCATCCCGGCATAACCTAGCGCTGCAGCCTCTTCAAACGGATGCCAGGTTTCCGTGACCGGATGGTGATTCAAAAACCAGATCAACAGCGCCTGAGTGGCAGGGCTGAACAGTTCCTGCTCCCTGCGAGGTTCAGCGCCAAAGCGCTCGGTCAAAATCACGCCCAGCTGCGGTGCAAAAAGCTGCCTGTCAGGAACCACGAAGGCCACACCGTGCGCAATCAGTTGCTTTCGCTCACCGGGGGCAATCTCTGGCAATGCGATGATGACTGGCGTATCCAACAGCTCACGCAGCATTTTGGTGTGTTGGCTTATTTGTTGAGCAGCCAGTGGCTGATGCCCTTTGACACAGGCCAGTGTGATCGGTTGTCCCAGCAGCTCGCCGGTCAACACGTCGTAGGTTTCTTGAAGAAAATACGTCAGCTCAGCGGTTCTTGCGCTGCCAGCCACGCGCACGGCTTCCCCTCCGATGACCTGGTTCAAGTACCGGACGGTTTGCTGGGGTAGCGTCTTATCTAACATACAGAAAGAATCTAACATTGTTAATGTTAAAAGTCAAACTCCATGTTAGATTCTGCTTTCAAAGGCTTGACGGCTCCGCCCAGACCAGCCGATACAGCCCGAGCCTGCGCTGCCGACTGACCAGTTGTTCATACGCATGCAATGGCCCCTCGTAGGCGGGATCGCCTCGGTTTGCGGCCTTCAGCTTGAACACGTCCATGGGCTTTTCGCTGTCGAGTCCTGCCGCTCGCATGATGAATTCCGACGATTGAGCCCGATCACGGTGCTCCCACAGCGCCTCAAACACCCGGGCCTGGGCATCGGTCAAACGAATGGGGCCGTGCGGCCAGTCCCCCAGGTGCACCCAGGCGAAGTCTGCACTGAACGGCCCATGGACGGCCACACTCGGGGTGCCATCTTGCAGGGCATCGGCTTTTTCACCTTGGTCCGGATCGAGCAATCGGAATGCCAAACCATGCAGGGCGAAGCGATCTTCCAGATGCCACCACGTAGCCGTCCCCGCTAACGGGTCCAGCGGTTGCCGTACCAAGGGCCGTGGCGTGATCACCCAGCTTTGGCTGCGTGGCTCGGGTCCATGGAATATCCGTAGCCCGTGCCGCTCGACCAGATCGATACGGCGAGCCAGAACCACCGGTCGCTTCTTATACCGACCAATGTCCCACACACCATCAACGATGTGGGTGGCAGTTGCGTGCGGAGAAATGTCCAATGCGCCGCGCAGCTTTCGGATCAGCCATTCGTCGTCCAACCTCCAACTGCGCTGACTGGCCGGATCCAGCGCAAACGGGCCACAATCCGGACACTGCACCATGAGCCCATCGTCTGTTCTGAAGATCGGGCCACGGTAAAGGCCGCAGAAAGCACACAGGGCATCCTGGCTGTTGACCACACCGGGTACAACGGCCTTCACCTGTTTGAGAACCTGTAGGGCCGCAATTTCTTCATCGTGCAGGCTGCTCTCAAAGGATGCATTGCCTCGCACGAACATCAATGCGGCCAAGCTGATGGCTTGCTGATTGAGGGTCAACTCCATCCACACCTCACTCGAACAAGCTGCCGTCCATGGTCGCAGGCTCTTCCTGCTCCCGTTCGGTCTTGAGGACCTGCTGCGCCTTCAAGATGCCCAACTGGACCAGATAGCCCTCAAGTTGGGCACGCAGCTTCTCATCGAACTTGTGCAGGTTCAGTCGCCCCTTGCTTGTGACCTCCACACTGACCACCTGACAGCGGCTTTTGCCCCGCATCGGTGCCAGATAGAAGTTGAGAACAGCAGCCTGAATCGTCCAGCCGCGAGCGAGGGGGTTCTCAGCAACGAAGTAGTCCTGAAGCAGCTCCGTCACGCAGCGTTGATCGCTGGAAGCACTGGCCGTGCATTCCATCTTGAGCCGTCCGCATCCACTGACCACGGTCACGCTCTTGACCTGCAATCCGACAAATCCGTCATCAATCGCCTGCGGAATGTTCAACCCCAAGCGCAACGTGGACAGGTTCAGGCGCGGCGTCTGGATCCGCTGTGCATCGGCATCCACACCAAGCAGGTACCTGGCGAAAGCCTCACACAACATGGCGTGGTACTTGGCCCCGCCCCGGATGATGGTGCGGGCCACACCGGTGGTCTGAGCGTACTCGAGCACCATGTGGATGTTCGGACTGCCCACCCGGCGTTGCAGCTGACTGCCCTCAAACTCCAGTTTGGCAGTGGCCAGGTCTTTGGCGTGGATGGAGACCAGCTGCGTGCCACGCGCCCGGTCCAGCACATTGACCACGCACACCTCGCCACACCCCAACTCCCGCTGGTAGAAACCTTTGATGGCGTCACTGAACGCAGCAATCGAGGTCTCGTCGCGCTTGATGGGATGCTTGATCCCAAGATCGTGCTGTTGGGCTTGCTGACCATGGTGGTCCAGATATTCGATTTCGGCCGCTGCCTCAAACAGTGCCGGATGATGGACATACAGCCAGAACGCCCGATGCAGGTCACTCTTGCAGGCAATGAGCCCCATCAATTCCGTCGGTCGGTCATGCGCAGCCTGAAACATGGCCTGCTTGCCCAAGGGGTGGGCCAGCAGCGTGCTGGCGTGTAAACCGGCCACGATGCGGTCGCGCATAGCAACATTCGGATGCAGCTGAATCAAGCCAATCAGGCTCTTGGAGGCCTGGATGGAGTCATGCCAAATCCAGCCCTCGGGCATAGGCAATGTGTGGCGCTCGATGAAGGTTTTAAGGGTGTCGTCGACAGGCAGGTTCAGCAAGATGTCGGCGTAGGTCTGAGTGCGGCTCATTCTTTGTCTCCTTTGTTGTTGTTTGTTTTGGCAATGAGGCGTCTCAACCCCTGATCTGAAGACTTGGGGCTTGGGATGAGTTTTGCCGGATTGCTGGATAAATATACAGCTTTTTACAGGTTTGTCAAAAGTGCATATCCAAGCCGCTTGGCTCCTGGCCTTGGCTCAAAAGATCCAGGATTTATGCGGGTTTCCAGATCGTGTCCCCCAATGGCCCGCCAAAACACGTTACCTCTGGAGGGGCTCGCTCATAGGATTTGTGGACGGTTTTTTCGCACACCTCCATACCCATGACAGCCGCCCTGAACCCCTCCGCAAGCCACCTCGGCAAACGCTCTGAAAAGAGCGGTTTTCTCTCTCTTTCTCAGATCTCCGAACTGATGGCGCAAGGCGCTGTCAGTCAACACCAGATGCTGAGCGAAATCCACAGCAGTCAGCTTTACGCCACTGATCTCGACGAGTTCGTGGACTTCCATGCCTGGCAGAGCGTGAATGTGAATCTGTCTACACAACAAGGAGTTCACGCATGAAGCAACGATCCATCACCCCACGCGAACAGCGCAGCCTCGACCAACTCAATGCCATCCAGCGCAAGGTCTTAGCCCTCGATGCTATGAAGATGCCCGATCTCTGGAAGGTTTGGGATGTGCACTTCCCGCGCCGTCCAGTTCACCCTAATCGCAAGTTCATGACCTCTCGACTGTCCTACCGATTTCAAGAGTTAGCCTTTGGCACATTGCCCCAGTCGACCCGAGAAAGGTTGGCCGACTATGGCCAGCAACTCTCCAAGATCAAAAGCAAATCCCCACTCAAAGCGGTGGCCATGCCCGGCGCAACTCTGGTTCGGGAATTCGACGGCAAGGAATACCGGGTTCAAGTGCTGGCCGACGGTCGCTACGAATACAACCGCCAGATTTACGGCAGCTTGTCAGCGATCGCCAAGGCCATCACCGGCACACAGTGGTCAGGACCTGCCTTCTTTGGCCTCAAAGCCAGGGGGGAAGCATGAGCATGTTGACGCCCAAACGTTGCGCTGTTTACTGCCGCGTTTCCTCTGACGAGCGACTGGACCAATCGTTCAACTCCATCGATGCACAACGCGAATCGGGCTTGTCCTATGTCCTCAGTCAGCGCAACGAGGGCTGGGTCCCTGTGCAAGACACCTACGAGGACCCGGGTTACTCGGGAGGGAACATGGAGCGCCCGGGTCTCAAGCGCTTGATGGCTGACATCAAGGCAGGCAAGGTGGACATGGTGGTGGTCTACAAAATCGACCGTCTCTCCCGCTCCCTGGCTGACTTCGCAAAGATGGTGGAGGTCTTTGACAAGCACCAGGTCAGCTTCAGCTCGGTGACCCAGCAGATCAACTCGGCCACTTCAACCGGTCGCCTGATGCTCAATATGCTGCTGTCATTTGCTCAGTTCGAGCGAGAAGTGACCGGCGAGCGCATCCGCGACAAGATTGCCGCCTCCAAGCGAAAAGGTATGTGGATGGGAGGTGTTGTGCCGCTTGGCTATCGGGTTGAGGACCGTCAATTGCTGATTGATCCGCAAGAGTCGGAAACCGTGAACTGGATCTTTGACACATATATCCACACTGGTTCCACCACGCTGATGGTCCAACAAATGAAGGAACAAAACCGCTTGACGAAATCAGGTCGGCATTTCTGCAAACAATCACTCCACAAGGTCCTGAAAAACCGGGTGTACCTCGGGATGATTTCGCACAAGGGGCAGTTCTACGCTGGGGCCCACCAGCCCTTGATTGACCAGGCCAAATGGGACTGCGTGCAAGAGATGATGGCACGCACCAGCGAGGCCAAGAACCAGGCCACCTGGGCCATGAAGGCGCGCACCGAGTTCCTGTTGCGTGGTCTGATTTACAGCTCCGGCGGTGACCTGTACTTGCCAATGGCGACACAAAAAAAGTCAGGCAAGGTCTATCGATACTACGTGCACAACAAGAAGATGCACGAAGGTGCCAGCCAGAGCAGCATCCCGAACCAACCGGCTGAACCCCTCGAGCAAGAGGTGACGAAACAGGTACTTGATTTCCTGCGCTCGGGCACGATGCTCACCCAATACTGGCAAAGTATCCAGTCCATCAACCCTGGCATTCCAGAACCGCAGGCGGTCGTGCTCATCTTGCAGCGCACTGCGAAGATTTGGGATAACTACTTTGATCAGGTGAAAAGCCACATCATCCGAAGCCTGGTGGAACGGATCACGCTCCATGAGGACGATACAGTTGAGGTCAGTTGGCGCACAGATAACTGGATCCCCCTGCTGGAAACCATGAAGCCCAAAACAACGGGGGCTGAGATGCTGGAACTGGAGATGCCCGCATGA